TGTCTTTGGTTGTTGTGGCGAGCAACCGCTTTCGTTGTTTGGGGTATATTGGCCGCCCCAGTCTGGCTTCTTGACCAGACACGAATTCGCCTCGGTTTGAATTATCCTCCGTCAAACCGGCCTGTTCCCACCCAGTCTTGGGTGGACGTCCGCAACGATGGACAAGTTGCGGGTGAGGAGGATTATGAGGTTGGGCATGAGTTTCGTCATGCCACGATCTCGGAGGCTTTGTCAGTCTCCAGGCCACGTCGCAGAGCCGTTTGGGTTAAACGGTTGGAGGTGGTGTTAGGTGGGGCCCCTGGCTTTGTGGGGCGACTCGTTAGAGGGCGGTGGGTACCAGACCTCCCCTCTAGCGATGTTTCGCACTCAGCCAACCTCATTTTGCGCCACTTTCCGGACGGGGCAAGGATCCTTGGTGGAGGATCTGTCCATGGGAAGGACCAGCTTCGACAGGGTTACCTCGTCGTGGAGCTATCGGACGGTTCTCGGGAACTTGTGTTCCCGGAGCTGGTCGCTTCCCTAGCCGCATACGCGTTTCTCCGAGAACGCGGGGCGACCCTTGTGTCCGCTTTAAGGTCTCGTGCTTTAGAGTGGTGCAAGGAGAAGGGTCTTTCGAAGTCCCTTACCTGGGCTGCTGTGCCTTCAGCGTTCAGGTTCGCCTGGGCTGTCTCTCCTGTCGAGGCTGAGGCCAGGGAGAGATTGTCCTGCGGGCCAAGTCCACCCCTCTGGTGGGGTTCTGCCTAGGCAGGACCCGTCGCTACTTACGGGAGGTGTGTCGGTCGGCGTGACTGGCCACTTCTCGCCGGTGCTTCCCTGGAAGTGCGGGGCGACGTGGTCTGTGACCACAACCAGAGGAGGCAAATGCATGTAGCGTGGAGGTCAGGGCTGCCAGGCACATGGGTCCCTGGCGTCCATGCTAACTGCATACACAACGAGATCGCGGCTTTGGCCCAGCGGTCTCTGGCTCCCTTGCCACCCCGGGCGGAAGTGGGGTTGGCGGTCGAGATCCGTAGGGTTTTTAGGAACCTACGTGGTCTGGCCTCCACTTACGGCGGGGTAAGGTGGAGCTATCTGGAGACGGCGCAGTCCTATAGTGGCATGCTGCGCCGTAGGTACCTCGAGGCAGAAAGGTCTTTGCGACAGGATGGTCCGTTGCGTTCGTCGGACTCCCGTTTACGCGCCTTTCTGAAAGCCGAGAAGTTGTCAGGTGTTAAGGACGCCAAGCCTAGAATGATTTTTCCAAGGTCACCTAGGTATAACTTGCATCTGGCCTCTTGGCTGAAGCCGTTCGAACATTGGCTGTGGGGTCGTCTCACCGCCAAGCGGCTCTTCGGGGGCAGCAATACCAGAGTTGTGGGTAAGGGCCTCAACCCGCGCCAGCGCGCTAATCTGATCGTGCGTAAGTTTGGTCAGTTTCGCGACTGCGTAGTGTGGGAAGTTGACGGCAAGGCTTTCGAAGCCCACGTTGACGTCCACCAACTCCGAGAGGAGCACGGCGTTTACCATTCCGCCTATCCACGGGATGGTTCTTTGCGACGTGCTTTGGCGGTGCAGCTGGAGACGGCTGGCACCACCGCTCACGGGGTGAAGTTTTCCAGGCCCGGTGGTAGGGCCAGTGGGGATTTTAATACCGGCATGGGCAACACACTTGTGATGTTGGCCGTTGTCGTGGGCGCTTTGCGCACCTATGGAG